CTATTTCTGTCTTTAGTACTGAAGCGCTTCCAGTTATTCTTTGGAAGTTATCTCCACTATCGATAGTGGTTCCAGCTCCAGCCTTACCGCCTGTAGCGTGCGACATGTTTGAGTCGAACCCAACCATCCAGACGTATTGAGATGTTTCGTTGATAACATCTTTTACAAAGATATTGGATCCGGCATCGTCTTTAGCGTTAGTTCCTACTGATAAGAACGAGTATCTTTCTAGAACAGTGCCTTTAGTTCCTGTGAACTCTCCATTCTTGTCTGTAATTAGTACGTGAACTTCGTCATTAGTAGCGTTCTTTTTAGTAGCAAAGTTTGAAGTCCCTGGAGGAGCGTCAAACTCGTTTACAAAAGTTGCGTTGTCTAAAAACGCAGAGTCTCCAGTTGATACTGGACACATCTGAACCTGTAAGCTATTACCTAAAGCTCCAGGGTATTTCGCGACAAAAGTATGCTTATCTGAGTCTAAAGCGGATAACTGTGAATTAAAACTAGTTTGATTTTTTACTACTTCTTGAAGAGAAGCTGGAGTTATCAAGCCAGTCTGTCTTGTTGTTGATGTAGCATTTTTAGCGGTTCCGTCGATAGCTCTAACAACTTGAAGTTTACTAGAGTATTTAAGGAACATATTTGCTTCATGAAATGAATTGGTGGTTGTGGTGTTAGGCGCTGCGAATTTATTGACAAGTTCTTCTTCATTTGCCACTAAAACTCGCTCGTCTACCGTTCCCCACCTTGAATTTATTACATATGCACCTGTGGTCGACTGGACGTTTGGCACGCCACCAGTCAAGTCTATTTCTTTAACGACAACCGCGGGTGATTCTGAGGGTGTAGAGAGTGCCATCTTCTTTTCCTTTTCAGTTGATTTATTATACGGTTAACATTATACGATTATTCAATTGTTACCATTATTTATATGTTTACAACTCTCTATCGTATTCTATCTGCCATTGCTGGCGAGGGTCATCTTCTATCTCTATCTTTTTTATTTGTTCGCTGCCATCGTCTATAAATCCAAATGGAACAATGTCTTCTTCTATTGCTTTTAGTTTTTGATTAAATATCATGTCTTTAATGTTAATATCAGTTAAGTTAGCAAAGTACGCCGATGAAACAAAATATCCAAATAGTACTAAGTTCATGACTAAATCATCATGATTACCAGTAGATGCTTCAAAAGTTTGGCCTTTAGCCTCAAAAGTAGATATTTCTAGTATTGTGTGTTCATCCACCACTTTTATCTTATTATTCTCCATTAAGTCTTTTAACGCAGAACAACCAAGTCTTTTTGACTTTCTGTTTATTTCTATTCCAACCGCGTTCGCTTTTATCGCAGATTCAACGTGCACGTTTTCGTACTCCAATTCATAATATAATCCATTACACACTACGGATCCTTGATCATTTGACTCAATTATACAATAAGCTTTATTGTAGACATTTGCGTATTTATAAATAATATTAGGGAAGAGCAGTGGAGAGATAGTGTTGTTGCGATAAACAGCTACCTGTTCAAAAGGTCTTGTGCTAATATCGATTAAAGAAAATGTAGAATAGTCCTGTCCTCTTCCCTTACTTACATCTGCAACTAAGATATAATCGTGGTTTTGTACAGTCTCTTTGTATATGAACATGTCTCCATTTTCCATAATCTTAACTGGTTGTGATGCTCTTAGATCTAAAAGTGTTTGAGCATTTATTAAAGTATTACCAGTTCCAAAAAATGTATTACCAAACTCTTGATCGAATTGTACTTGAGAAGTATTGTTTATAGTTTCTTCTTTCCATTTTTCGTCTCTCCCAGGAACATCATGCCAATCAACTCTAAAATTACTGTACTCGTTTACTCCTTGTATTGAACCTTCCCATATCTTATGAAAAGTATTACCTATGCCGTTTGCAGTTGACGTGACAATAATCTTAGTATCTGTACCTGAAGATATAACTGGATAAGTTGATGTGTAAAACTCTGCAGCACGTTCAACAAAAGCAAACTCGTCTAAATATAATAAGTTAATTGATAAACCTCTTATTGACTGACCAGTAGTCGCTGCCGCTATAATTCTACTATTGTTACTAAAATCAATATTAGATTTATTTAAAGCTTTAACACCGGGTTGTAAAAAGAACGGTATATTTTCTAACATGATAGTTATTCTCGCAAGCATCTCTCTTGCAGTAGCGCCTTTATTAGCAAGTATAGCTATTGATTTTTCTGGCTGAAATAACGCAAACCAAAGTAGATAACCACATGCTGATATGGACTTACCAGATTGACGACACGCAAGCACGACGTTAAATCTATTTTTTTCAAATTGTTTAAACATTTCTTTTTGATAAGGATATAAATTAAAATCAACTAAACCTTTATCAAGAGAAATTATCTTTGCATATTTTTCTATAAAGTATACTGGATCTTTCATGCATAATGCGTATTCACGCACTTCTTCTTCAGTCCAATTTTGGGTGACCCCATCTTTTTTTATATTTGGATTACCTAGATAATTTTGGTTCAGGTTTTGGCGTGACATCTACTATTTTCGATTCATTCTTTAATATCTTTTGAAGTTCAGCGGTCGACCCAACAAAAAGATTATTAGTGGTGTTTGCGATATTTTTTATCTCTTCTTTTCTATCTAAATCTTTTTTCTTCTTGTTTAAGTCCATCAGTCTATCATTAACATCAGAAATATTTTTAATCATTCCTGATAATACTTCAAAAGCTCTAGGGTGTTCGCTTTCCCTAGCCACTTCAATCATAAGTTCAAGGCTCTCTTTACCTTTTTCTACAAGCTCGTAGTAAGTATCTCGAGAATACTTGTAATCGTTATCAACATTTTTTTCTTCTGGTGGAAGAAACTTTTCTATATCTTTGCTCATATTTTAACTAATGCGCGATTCTTTATGTGCGCTTCTTGGATTTCTTTTTTTGACTGTCCGTGGTACGCAACCGCATGATGTTCGTATACCATCTTATCATTTATATTAGTATCAAAAGTCCATATCTCTCCGAGTATTCTGCCAAACTTGCCTCTTTCATCTTTATGAGTTTTAATTTTCAGTTCGCCGGCACCAGTCCATTTTACTAAAAACTCTTTTGCCGCAAGTCCATATTTCTTTTCTTCTAAATCTCTTGTTCTCGATTCTGGAGTATCAATGCCATATAATCTTACTCTTTGTTTTCTTAGCCAAACTCCAAATCCTAAATCGATATCAACGTCTATGGTATCACCATCGATTACTTTGATTAGTTTACATTTATATTCAAACATTTTTAACTCGCACTATCTAGTATTGTTGTAGTAAATCCAAAATCGCTGTCTTCTAATCCAATCACTGAAGTTGGATTAGGCGTGACTTGAATAGTTTCCAGACCAATATCAGAATCATTAAGTCCAGCTTTAATATCAAAAAGTTTTGCCGTACTTGTTCTGATAATACTTTGATCTGCGATTGGACCATGATAACTTAACTTCATCTCAAAGTCCAAACTGTATATTATAGTTCTTCTTTGTTCTAGTGCTCCTTCAAAATCATCAGAAAAAGCCACACTTTGTATTATAACTTGTATGTCTTCTTTGAACGAAGGAAACTCTGTCGCAAATGGTTTTATAGTTAAAGCGTATTGTGGATTAAAAGTAGGAAGTATCTGTTCTACGATTTGTAAAGCATCATCTTGAGATTTAGCGTATGCGTTTAACTGGAAATTTATAGAATAAGGAACTGGATTAAAAAATTTCTGTCTTTTGCTAGTACTTCCATCAGAAGAGGTTGAAGTAAAATTACCAACCTTTGCAAGTTGTCTTTGCGCGTCATATGTTATCGAAGTAATTTCAAAAGACATCCTTGGTAGTTTAATAGCAACCTGTGTGTCATCTATCAAACTAGGATTTTCTCTTATTCTTTCTAAAAACTTATTTTTAGGAGCATACGATAATGGTACTTTTACTTGACTTATTACTGCTCCACTAGAATTCTTTCGTATCACGTACAAATTATTAAACAGTCTACCAAATAGAGCTACTGCTTTTTTAGTTTTTGAATGATAAAAGTGACCGCCGAACATTAGTTATTACTCACATCGCCAAACGGGTTAGACTCACTGAAGTCAATGAAGTCTGCGCCTGTGGAAAAATCTGCATTTTGCTCGTTTTCGGATACTCGATTATCTTCTACTACGAGACTTATCACACCACCTGCTCCAGAAGTAAGTCCAATGACTTTCTTTCCAGCTGCAAACGTGTGATACTTACCGTCGTCTGCGCCAGCGTGTATGAGATGAATCTTGTCATCCGAATCTGAATACTTAGCGACTTCTGCTCTCATTAGTGTATCACCACTTGGGCTTGTAATAGTTTCACCAACCTTAAACACGTTAGGTGCTGGCTCTGTAAACTTAAATGATGGATTGGTATATCCAGTTCCTGGGTTTGTTATTGTTAACCCATTAACCTTACCGTTATTACTATCAACCGTAGCAGCTACAGCGGCACCAACTCCACTGACATCAATAATCGAAACAGTAGGAGCAACAAAATAATTATTACCACTATCAGTTATAGTAACAGTAGCTAACTGGCCAGAGTTTAAAGTTGCTGACATTTGAGCACTGTCTCTTAGGTTTGACAGAGAAAGTATATATCTATAAGCATATTTCTTTTCGATATCATCTATAGTATCGATACCAGTATCTAAATCTTCTCCAGCGTACTCGAATAGCTGACATCTCATCTTATAAACTGGTAAATTACTGAGTTGATAAAAAGGTTGTTCGTGTTCTACATGAGATATTTGGAACAAAGATTTAGACATCGGTAAGTATATTAAGTCGCCTTCAGATGGTCGAGTACTCGTTATCTCGTTGTCGTACCTTTGTATGATTTGTTCCCATCTTTTTCTTGCAACAATAAAAGTCGCTTCATCTCGTATTTCTACTCCAAATCGAGTAAATAAGTCTCCTTCACCTTCGAATCCTTCGGTGTTCTCGATATACATTTCAATTACGTGTGATGAGTTAAAGCTAGAAACGACGTCATCACCGAGTATAGTATCTTCATTTACGATATCTCTCGGCAAATAAAACACGTCTTGCCCGTACATCTTTAAAGACTCTATAACGATGTCTTCGTAAAGGTGTTGTTCTGATCTTACCTTTTGACTAAAATATAAATTAGTTGCCATGTCATCCTACGAAAAAGTCTGGTGGAAGTTCGTGTTCGTCTCTAACTCTTTGTCTTAGTGCTTCTATTTCGCCAGTAGCATCATCATATATCTGTCTTCCGTTTAAAATGACTCCTCCGGGTAGTTGCATGCCTTCAAACTTAATTAAATTTGTTCCCCATTGCTGTTTTATTAAAGCAGTCGTATATTCTTTCACGAACATATCGTTAAACACTGAAGTGTGAGCACTTGGATCTACTATAGTATAAACTTCAGCCACTATGAAATCACCTTCTTTTATATCTCCATCAGCAAAGTCTCCAAATATATACAGTCTATTTTGTCTCCTCGCAAACTGAACTTGTGGATGACCATTGAGTTTCATATCTAAAAGCGATAAGTATTGCTGCATCTGCTCGTAATAAGCTAAATCTCCAGCGAAATTCATTAAATCAGCAATGTCATTAAGCATCATCTGATACTTAATATCAAAAAAATTACGTGACTGATTAAACGAACTTTCTAGTGGAAACATTTTTGAAACAAATAAAATATTATTAGATAACGTGATGTATTCATTAGATACATCCGTGGCTGTTATCTGGTGTTTTAAATAAGTTCTTACAGTAGCATCTGAGTGGTACTCTTGATAATACTGTAGCGCTTCATCGACACGATCTTCTACTTGATCGTCATCAACATTTATCTCGATAACTGGATCGCCAAGACGTCTTTTACAGTATTCTATAAGAGTTGCTCTAGATGTAGGAGTTGCCATTTTAAATCCTTTTTATTCTATTTATAAGGACTTGTTCCTAAAACACTCTCATCCCATGCCGCTTTTAATTTATCAATAGTGTCTGCACTTGTAATTGCACTTGCTGCAGGCGCATCTCTAAGTTTTTTCTTCTTAGCTACACTTGCTACTTTTCCATCACTATCATTAGCTTCTAAAGCTTTCATGTATACTACGTCTTCAGCTTCAAGTAAGGGTCCTCTTACTTCTCTTATCTTGTCTTTAAATATTACTTTTGCTGCAGCTATGTCTTCACTGATAGCAGCTTTATCACTATCGAAAACCCATGCGTTTCTGAAATGTCTATCAGAAGGCATAGTTGACGGAGTTGCAGCAATCACTCCATCTTTATCTTGAATCATTGTAGTCATCTTTCTCTCCTTATGCTACTTCTTGGTTAATCTTCCAAGCATTACGCCACGTTCTATGACTTGGTAGATTTTGTTTTTTACAAATTAATAATCTTCTACGATTTGATTTTTCATAATCTCTCCACACTCTTTGTGGTATGTCTTTCATAATTAAATATTCAATTGCTTGTTCCTCAGTCATCTTATCAACTGGTTTTGTATTATGTAGTAGATAACCTCGAGTATGTTTCTTAAAATCTGGTTTTGCTTCATCTTCAGCCAAAGCCCAATAAACTTCTACAGGTGGAAGTATTCCACCTTGTAAAGCACAAGCAAGCCAGTTAGGGTCTGGTACCGTAACTTTTGCAGGTGCATCTGGTTCTTCGGGATCTTCCCATAGTACTCTATAATCACTTTGTACACCATCTAAATTATCTTTAGCCCAGTGTAATCTATTCCATAAGTGTGTTCCCTGAAATTCAGGTGTTTCAATTGTCATGCCAAATCTCCGTAAGTTAAAACACAATGATAGTCGCCGTCTTGAGCACCAAAATTTCCATTTCCAGTTCCAGTACCGTACTGCGTCGTTGTAATCTCTTCTTCTCTCATCCATGCAGAGTAACCAGCTGATCCATCTCCTCCAGAATGTGCTGATGCACATCTTGTTTGTGCTCGAGGATTTGTGATATACAGCTTAGTATACCCAGTACCTACATCGGTTAAAGATGAATGATTAAAACTTTGACTGTCAAGCACCTGTGTAGGATTAGTAGTTTGATAAGCTACATAAGATTTTGCTATAACCTTAGATAAATTAGTATTTACACCTCCCGATTTAATGTTTACGGTACTTGCAGCAGTCTTACCTTGTATGGTATCTATAACTAATGTACTCATGCTAAGTCTCCACAAATTTGTCCTGCAACTCTTTCTCCATCTGTTAAACCTGTATGATATGTCACTGCAAGTTGAATGCTACTAGTTTGACAAGGACTAGCTACATAATAATGATCTAAACTATCAGCCCAAGTTCCTGCATTACCACCTGCTATACCAGATGTTGCATAAACTTGATCATTCATATTATTTGTAAAATTTTGAGTCATATTACCAGTACCACTATCTGTTAAACTAGTTACATTAAAACTACCTCGATTTGCTGCTGTGGCTGTACAATCAAACTGAAACCAAACTTTTGCTAATCCTTGTTGTAAGTTTGTTGTAGCGGTGCCTTCGCCTTTTGCAGTAATCTGACCGGTATTTGATATAATCATAGAAGTCGTGTCAGAGTCAAACTTAATGTTTGTAACTTCAATATTTGTTCCTACTATCGTACTCATGCGAGGTCTCCTAATATAGTGTGCATCACCAAGTCTGCATCTGCTGCTGCTGAACCATTGCCTGACTCATGAGAAGATTGAACATTTATTGTTGATGTTGTTGGTAATACACTTCTTCTAGTTCCAACAGAATATACATAATCATTTTCTGTGCCATCATCTAAACCTACACTCATCATTATTGTGTAATTTGCATTTGACATATTATTTGTATAAGTGGCTTGATATTCGCCAGTTCCTATATCACTTACACCAGATTGATTAAAAGAACCTGTTATACTATTACCATCAAAATTAAAACGATTATGAGACTTATTCAATCCAGATTGCAAATTAGTAGTGGCTGTACCTTCACCTTGTAGTGTTATAGAACCTGCAGTCGTCTGTCCTTTAAAAGTATCAGTCTTAATCTCATACTGACCTGCAACGTTTTTAATTTCATCTACTTTTATTTGACTCGGCATTTTTTATCCT